GGAAAAGTACAGCGTTTCGCTGATCATCCCGAAGTCCGACAAGAAGACCATTGACGCTATCAACAAGGCGGTCGATGCGGCTATCGAGGACGGCGTAAGCAAGTTCGGCGGCAAGAAGCCGAACAAGGCAGCCATCAAGCTCCCTCTCCGCGACGGTGATATTGAGCGTGATGACGAGGCCTACAAGGACAGCTTCTTCGTCAATGCCAACAGCACCACTCCGCCCCAGATCGTTGACGCTCATGTTCAGCCGATTCTAGATCGCAGCGAAGTTTACAGCGGCTGCTATGCGAGGGTATCCGTCACTTTCTACGCTTTCAACTCCAATGGAAACAAGGGCGTGGCCTGCGGCCTTGGTAACATTCAGAAGATCAGGGACGGAGAGCCTCTCGGCGGTCATAGCAGTGCTGCTGATGATTTCTCCGACTTCTCCGACAACAACGGCGATGATGATTTTCTTGGCTGATAGCAGAAAGGCAGCGATATGAAAGACATTCTTGATACGGTTCTCTACATCATCTACGCACTCTTCGGACTCGGCGGACTGGGGCTCACGATCACTATGGTCGTGATTTCCATCCGGAATACAAAGCGCGACGATGCGTTTGAGAAGGAACTGCATGACCAGAAGATGAAAAACGAGGCAGCCGCTGCAGAGCGTGACAAGGAATTCGCAGCGCAAAAGCAGCAGTGGGACAAGGAATACCACGAAAGACGCATGGCTGCTCTCGAAGATCTGAAGCACTGACAACTGAATAACGGCAACATGTAACGGCGGCGGGAGGCAGAATTCCTGCCGCTTATTTTTTTATGGAGACACATTATGAAATCACTTAGTATCGATCTCGAAACATTCTCAGACGTCGATCTGAACAAGTCTGGTGTGTACCGGTACACGGAAAGTCCGGCCTTTGAGATTCTTCTCTTCGGATTCGCCAGAGACAATGATCCGGTAACTGTCCTGGATCTGACCGCCGGCGATACCGTTCCTGAAGATGTTCTGGATGCACTGACAGACGAAACAGTGACAAAGTGGGCATTTAATGCAAGTTTTGAACGGATCTGTCTTTCCGCATATCTTAGAAAATATTACCCGGAGTGCTTTGTCACCTACAGTATTCCGGAAGACAGCGTCCGAAATTACCTCGACCCGGCATCCTGGCGCTGTTCCATGATCTGGTCTGCCTATCTTGGCCTTCCCCTCTCTCTGAAAGGCGTCGGCGAGGCATTAGATCTCGAAGAACAGAAAATGGCAGAAGGCAAGGAACTCCTCCGCTACTTCTGCACTCCGTGCAAGCCGACAAAGGCGAACGGCGGCAGAACAAGGAATCTCCCCTCTGACGCACCGGATAAATGGGAGGTCTTTAAGAAATACAACCGCCGCGATGTCGAGGCGGAAATGTCCATCAAAAAGCACCTGCGTAACTTCCCTGTCCCGGAATCAGTCTGGGAGGAATACCACATCGATCAGGAGATTAATGACCGAGGCATTCTTGTAGACCTTGAGATGGCAGAACAGGCCATTGCAATTGACAGCCGGTCAAGAGCCTCTCTTACCGAGAAGCTCAAGAAGCTGACCGGTCTTTCCAATCCGAACTCTGTCGTGCAGATGAAGGACTGGCTGAGTGCCCACGGCCTTAAGACAGATACCCTTGGCAAGAAGGCTGTGGCATCCCTTCTGGAAACTGCTCCGGATGATCTGAAGGAAGTGTTAAAGCTCCGTCAGCAAATTGCCAAATCCTCTGTAAAGAAGTATCAGGCCATGCAGAACGCTGCCTGTCGGGACCACAGAGCAAGAGGAATGTTCCAGTTCTATGGGGCAAACCGCAGTGGACGATTCTCCGGGCGGCTGATTCAGTTACAGAACCTTCCTCAGAACCACATGCCGGATCTGGCGGAGGCAAGAGCCCTCGTGAAAAGCGGCGACTATGATTCTCTGGATCTTCTCTATGATTCCGTTCCGAATGTTCTGTCCGAACTGATCCGAACTGCTTTTATTCCCCGTCCCGGTATGAAATTCATTGTCAGTGACTTCTCTTCCATCGAGGCAAGAGTCCTGGCTTATCTGTCCGGTGAACAGCATACGATAGACTCCTTTGCCAAAGGCGAAGATATCTACTGTGCAACTGCATCAGCCATGTTCCACAAACCTGTGGTCAAGCATGGCATCAACGGTGAGCTCCGCCAGAAAGGTAAGATTGCGACGCTGGCCTGCGGTTATGGCGGTTCCGTGGGCGCTCTGAAGGCGATGGGTGCCCTTGATATGGGACTCAAGGAAGAAGATCTCCAGCCCATCGTGGACGCTTGGCGTGCCGCAAACCCGAATATCACGCAGTTTTGGTGGGACGTCGACCGTGCCGTGAAGGAAGTTATCCGGACAAAGGGAACCAGGGAAGTCAGGGGAATCCGGTTCTTCTACAAAAGCCAGATGCTCTTTATCCATCTTCCTTCCGGCAGAGATCTGGCCTACGTGAAGCCGATGATCCAGCCGAATCAGTATGGCGGCGAATCCATCACATACATGGGCATCGGATCCACGAAGAAGTGGGAACGCATTGAATCATACGGTCCGAAGATCGTGGAGAACATTACCCAGGCGATCAGCCGCGACATTCTCTGCTACGCCATGCGGACGCTCTCCCACTGCTTTATCTGCGCTCATGTACACGATGAGCTGATCATCGAATGCGGCATGGACGTATCCGTCGACGCGGTCTGCAAGCAGATGGGAAGAACCCCTCCGTGGGCACCCGGACTTCTGCTCCGTGCGGACGGCTACGAATGCGAATTTTATAAGAAAGACTGACGTTTCTGATGGGCAGACGCACTTTTTAATCCGAAGGGGTGCGTTCTGCCCGTCTTTTTGAGGACGGAAGACATGAAGGAGGTGCTCATCCATGACCGATGAACAGAAAACCCGTATCTTCCGTATGAGAGAACAGGGAATGAGCTATGACGCGATTGCCGAGTCCCTCTCCCTTTCCAAGAATACCGTCAAGTCTTACTGCCGCCGGAACAACCTTTCCGGACGCAGGAAACAGGAGTCTGATGATGCAAAGCCTGCGGAATTCTGTCCGAACTGCGGAAAGCCCGTCCGGCAGATTCCGGGAAGAAAACATATCCGGTTCTGCAGCAGTGCCTGCCGTCAGGAATGGTGGAACAGCCATCTGGACCAGGTGAACCGGAAGGCTGTCTACGAATACACATGTGCCTACTGTGGTCGACACTTCACCGCCTATGGCAACTCACACCGGAAATACTGCTCCCATGCCTGCTATATCGCAGATCGGTTTGGAGGTGATCCACATGAGTAAAAAGGATTTTGAACGTGAAACCGACTACATGCTCTCCATCCAGATCGCCAAAAATCTCCTTGAGAAAGGACTTCTCACCGAGGAAGAATACGCAGTAATTGATACAAAATTGATTGAGAAATACCAGCCGAAATTCGGCACATTATTCTCGGAAACAACTTGATGTGTGTGGCCTTCAGAGTGATCTATAGACACGGAAAGGAGCTGATTTTATGGGAAAAATCACGAAGATTGAGCCAACTGTAAAGGCTCTTCCGAAAAGGAAAAAAGTCGCAGCTTACGCCCGTGTATCGATGGAAACCGAGCGACTGCACCATTCGCTTTCTGCCCAGGTAAGCTACTACTCCGATTTGATTCAAAAGAATCCCGAATGGGAGTACGCCGGTGTGTATGCCGACGAAGGCATCTCCGGCACATCCACATCGAAACGCCCGGAATTCCAGCGCCTGCTTTCCGACTGCGAAGCCGGTAAGATTGACATCGTTCTAACGAAGTCCATCAGCCGGTTTGCCCGGAACACGGTCGACCTGCTGGAGACCGTCCGGCACTTAAAGGAGCTGGGCATCGAGGTACGATTCGAGAAGGAGCACATCAATTCCCTTTCCGGCGATGGCGAGGTTATGCTCACGCTTCTGGCTTCCTTCGCTCAAAGCGAATCGGAAAGCATCTCGACCAACGTGAAATGGGGCATCCGGAAGCGGATGCAGGCAGGAATTCCATATGCCAACGGTCACATGAACGTCTACGGCTACCGATGGGAAGGCGATGAGCTGGTTATTGTTCCCGAAGAAGCGGCAGTCGTAAAAATGATTTACCAGAACTTCCTTGATGGAAAGTCGAGGCTGGAGACCGAGAAGGAAT